CAATTTGGGGAATGCCCTCCCCTTAAGCCAATTTTCATTCTTTCTCTTCCTCCTGCTCTTCTGTTTCAAATGCTTTTTCCAGTTCCTCTACGGATACTCTGCCAAATTCGTTCTGTTCGCTCATGTTCTCACCTCCTTGTGCGATATCGCACAATAAAAGAGAGCCTGTTTCCAAGCTCTCCCACTATTCTAAATCCTATTCATTTTTCCCAATCTGTTTAATTGTCTGATTCACATATGTACTCAGACCAGCCACTAAAATCCCCTGTACGATTGCTGTAAATACCGCCATCGCAATCTCCTGTCCTGTACTGATTGGACAAGATGCGAATACCCACACTGCACATAATGCAATGCCAATGCCACCCAGAATGAGCGGGATATACTTATCCTTTACCATCTGAGATTGTTTTAAGCCCATTCCGATAAAATACAATACAACTGCCACTACGATCAACTCTGGCTTTACATAATTCATGATCTGTTCCATCATTCCTCACTTTTCCTTTCCAAATCCTCAATTCTATGATTTGCTACTTTCACTTTTTCCTCTAAAATATATGTTCTTTCTACAATAGAGTTGTGCTTCTCTACCTTCTTTTCTAATTGCTCTATCCGGTACTTTACAAGCTGCGTTCCCCCGAAACTTCCAAGCAAAGTGCCAAGCAGAGATATAATTGCTACTATAACTGTATCTGTCATTTTCTCACTGCCTTCCATTTAATTTATGCATAAAAATAAGACCGTGAGGGTCTTGCCCTGATCTCCATATTCGCCACCTATAAAAATGTCTAAACAGTCTGTACTTCTGCGTAAGTTGTCTCCGCCAGAAGCGTCAGAGTTGCGTATTCCTCTTCGCTGATTCGGTTCATAGCGAAATAGACATCCAGTTTTGCAACCGCTTCATCCTTTGTGTTGTAAAACTTCTTTTCAATCAAATTTGTCATTAATTTTACGATTACTGTGTTATTCATGTGCTTCCTCACTTTCTAAGTTGTTTAAAATGTTATTCGTGTCATTTACTATCATTGTTGCCTGTGTTTCCATAGGCATTAAAGATAGCAGATTTGCTGTGTCAGCCTGGTATTGTCTTAATATACTTGCCACTTTTGCAGACACTTTTCCATCAATGTAGTTCTTTGTATCCGCCGTATATGTTACTTTAATATCGGGGTCAAGCTCCCCTCCGTCCGCTGTGATGACTGTGGTAGGGTAGTAGGCTTTTAATGCTCGGATTGCGTTTTGTTCGGATTGTGGGAGGGGAACGAATTCTTCGGAATCGTCCTTATACAGAACGTGCAATGGATTATCTGCCAAATACTGTTTATATGCATCCAGTGTAAGTTCCACCTCTTCTGGGAGAGTTATACATAGGATCCCTAAATTATTTATAGTAATACCTGTATCTTTTTTGTATCCTCCCATTAAATAGTCATATCCTAACAGTTCGATGCAGAACGGTACAACTATTGGGAAAGTAATGTCTGTCCTATAGAATATTTTAGTCGCAGGTTGAATTGACCACTTTCCAGTTTTTCCGTCAATCGTTTCATTTGCAGAATTATACAACCACCCAATCTGTCCGCCCTGCTCTACCAGTCTGTCCCATTTTGTAATAGGGCGGTCGGATGTGAGGGTGAGTGTTTGTTCTTTGTAGGGTTCATATTCAGTTAATGTCTCTCCTAATTCGATTTGAATGTCCATTTCTTTTAGGATGTTTACATCCTCACTCCGATAAAAAAACATAACATACAAAACACCATCATCTTTGGTTGTTATTTTTACAGAGTTTACATCACTGTTAAACGCTAATGCGCCACCATAATATATACCGTTGTTAATCGCACCGTTGACATTCGTGTTCTTTTGTTTCGAAACTGTATACGTGGTATTCGGTTTTGCCTTAAAAGTTGCATATTTCCAGTAGGTAGCATCTCCCTCTTTGTTCTGATAGTTTTCGCTTTCTGCGAAATAATTAACATCAAAAAGATTCTTTCCTACTACTTTCACATCAACTTCATACTTCTGTTTCTCCTCATTCCACTTCCCAGAGTTTTTGATTTCCTGCGGATATTCTGGGCTTGGAGATGGCTTGCCTCCTGTGTAGGGTTCGTAAGTAGTTACAGTAGTGCCCAACTCAACTTGCAATTCTGTGTTTTCTTGCGCATCATAAGTCACAGAGAAAAAAAGTTTTTTTGCATTTTTCGGGATTGTTATATTTTTAAATTCCGAATAGTTATTATTCCCGGTATCAAACACTCCGGTGATAATAGTATCTGTCTCATCAGTGAATACATATTTTTTTCCTGTTTTTTCTTTTGTTCTGACTGACACTGAAACGTTTTTCCCTTGCATAGAACTTACTTCCATATTTGTTGTGAATGATTTTTGCATTTGAGTTAACGATACTTTATCACCAGCATTAACGCTTGTTAGATATCCTTGTTCGTATACATTGGCGTTTACCAAATTCTTCCCACTCGTCTGCACCTGCTCCGTCTTCCCACCAAGCTCCAACCTCTTATTTACTCTCTCAGCACTATCCGGTATCACAAGTGGGCTTTCTCCACTCATGGTGTTTATAATTGCAATACCATCTCCGCCACCACTAGCGACTTCTCCAGGCACTACATTACCATCTTCTCCGATCACAAGAACTTTACCCTTGTTCTCGATTCCCTGCTGTTTATTCAGCTTAGTTTCCATCTGCGTTGCAAAGTCTTCCGGAATAGACTGCAATACCTCTGCGCCTTTATCCTGTACTTCCTTGATCTGCTTCGCTCCCTCTGCCTGTACTGCCTGTACGGCTTCGGTTTTCGCTGTTTCCACGGCTTCTGTGGCTACCTGTTGCACATTCTCCACGCTCTCAACTGCTTGCGTCCCTGCGGCTTCTACGGCTGTTTTCTGAGCTGTTCCGGCTTGGGTGATTTCCTGCACTTCTGACGCTCCGGCGTTTTCGATCGCCTGCACGCCTTCCTGTACTTTCTGCGGAAATGCGCTTGCTGTCTGCTCCACACTGTTCTTCATTTCTTCCACAGCGGTTCTGTGTCCTGCCGCAGCCTGTTCGGATTCCTTCGCTTTTTGGACGGATTCTTCCACGCTCTTCACCTGTTCGGACACGTCCTTGACGGTTTCCAACATCTTACCGACTTCCACACGATCTTCTGCGGTCTGCTGTGCGTCTGCTTCTGTTTTATCTGCCGCATCCTGCGCTTGCTGACTCAACTGCTCAACTTTTTTGACCTGCTCTGAAATGTCCGAGACGATCTCTACCATCTTCTCGACTTCTTTCCGGTCTTCTGCGGTCTGCTGTGCATCTTCCGCCGCCTGTCCTGCCGCTTCTGTGGCAGTTTGTCCGGCTTTCTCTGCCCGGTCTGCGGCGGTATTAACCGCTTCGATAGCTTGGCCAAACAATTTTTTATCTTCCGGCCTATCGTAGGCTTCCGGCTTTGCCCGCTTGGTTACGAGCATGTCAATCTGGTACTCCGTGTTGCCGGATGCTGAATCTCTGAGATAGATATAGGCTACAAGGTTTTTTCCAGTCTCGATTAGTGAGTCCGGGATGACAACATCCGTCACGCCGTCCTTTGTTGTTCCAATTCTCGCAATGGATTCACTCGCTCCTGCAACCGCAAAATCCACCTCCACTGCCGTTGGCAAATCAAGTCCTTGAATTCTCAATGTCTGGCCGTAGTCCCACTGCCAGACATCACTTACTTTAGTGTTCTTGGAACCCTTGAAAACTGCTGTTATTATTCTATTTTCCATCATAACCTCCTTAAATTGCGGATATCCAAGATGTGCAAATCGTTCTCTCTGCATAGGTCGCATTTTCTACATCCAGCGATATTTTCGGGCCGATACGGTACCTCCCGTTTCCAACGATCGTGCCGGCTACTACTTCCGGACATGCGCAAAATACATGGTACTTCGGGCGGAACTCTTCCGGGATGACTACCTCATCAAAATCGTTAAATGATCCACTGTTCGGGAACTGCGCCAACATCTCGATTTTACAGTGTACGATATTACCGACCTTATACAGCCATACTTGTGTGTGGTTGCTGCTGTTTACATTGGAGTATGGTCCTCTAACCTGTCCGGAATCATATTCCTTGATACTCAACACTTTTTTTAGACTTTCCACAATTGGAAATTCCGCTTCTCCTGTTGGAGCAATCACAACATCCTTATCCCGGAAAATCAGATCAGACCCTAAATTCATGTCTGGCTGTCTGTAAGAAAGTCCACCATTCGTCACGGACAATCTTTGGCTGTTAGTACCACTGTCTTTTCCCTCTAGCCAGAGGATTCCTGTTGCAAGTCTGGCTAGCCATCCCGTATCATTTTTAACCTCGAGAAATCCGTTTTCGACATCAAACACAAGCGGGTTTTCTAAACTGTTGTTTTTGATAATTCCGGCTATAATCGTTCCGAGGTTTGCAGTGATTGCACTTAATGTCTGCACATCCAGATTCTCCACGGATACGTAATGCAGCACCCATCGACTTCCATCCCATCTTTTAATCGGCTCTCCGCTTGCGGTCTGCCAAAGCTGTCCAACCTTTGGGTTTTCTGGCGCTGTGGGGGATACAATAATACCACTATCCCCTGTCTCGCCGTTATCCCCACGCACACCGATAATCACAGGTGTGGTCTTGGTTTCCGTGCTATTGGTGTACCGGATAAGGTCGTAGCTCCATAGGTTTTTCTTAGTTTCGGTCATATCTTGTTTCGCATCCGTCCATCCCGGTGATGTTGTCGTGATTCCGGTGCTTTTTTCGGATGCCAAATAATACTTGGTCACACTCTCGATTCCTACGCCGTCTTTTCCGTCATCTCCGTTTTTTCCCGGTTCTCCATCGTCCACCTTGGTGATTGTTACCTCATAATATCCACGCCGGATTCCATTTTCAGTTGCCACGAAAGAGTACACCGCCTTGGTATCCACATCCTCTGCATTTACTGTCACGCTCCTACCTACATAAAACTCTGTCCCATCTTTACTCCACCGGATTTCCAGATTTCCAGACACATCCACACCGTTGTTGTAAGCGTAGGCAGTCAGTGTAGTGCTGCCGATGCCGTTTTTAAAGATAATGCCGTTGTTTGTAGAGATGGAACAGGTGTAGACTTTATTTTTTGTAATCAAGTCCTCCATCCTCTTAATGAGATCGTCGGATATTTCGGAGGTCAGCTCCTTATAGTTACTAAACACCGTCTTGGCAGTCTTTGGGTCAGTCAGACTGCGTACCTGCTCCGATACCCTCGCTTGTAGATAGAGGACTGGTGTCCACTCCTGATCCTGCATCCTTACCGTATCCCCGATGTTGGTGTCAAAATATCCGTCCACCTCGTAAGTCACCACCGGTTCAGATGCTGTTTTAAGATCAGACAGAGCCATGCTATAGAGCTTGTCCTTGCTGTCTGTATCGTACTCTTTACGCATCAGGATATAAGCATCAGCCTTATTTACGATGTTGGATGGGAACCGGTCCCTTGCCTGTGGTGCGCGGATGATCGCACCGTCTGTAAAGTACTCGATATTGCCGTTTTCATCGTATTCTTTCTTGTCAAGACCATTGATTGTCAGACCGTCCTTTCCGGTCGGCTGGATGCAGGTGTAAAGCTTCTCGGCATCTGTGGTTTTTCGAATTCCGGTAATTCCTTTCCCGTACCGCAGTACAATGTCATTCCGGTATTCTCCGACTCCGCTGTCTGTATCGGAGTGTTTCCGATATACATTTAGGACAATCTCTTTTAAAGAGTAGTCTCTGTTCAGTACTGTCTCAAATTCGATCTCCGCAGAAAAAACATTGGCCAGAGAAAATAATCTCTTTAACACGGTCGTTGTGCCAGTCCATTCGTTGGTAATCCGTTTGTCCGACACCTCATTGAGTCCCAATTTAAGCGTTCTCTCGGCGTCAAACACGGCAAGGTACTCTTCAAAGCTCATTGCCCTTCCGGCTTTGTATTCGCCAGCATCCTCGTTAATAAGCTCAAACGACAGCGACCATGCCGTGGCAGTAATCGTCTGCTCTGTTTGGTCTGTATTTACAATGTTTAAGTAGTATGATTTCCCCTTGTAAGTAAATGCTACCTTATTCCCGGCTGTGATATGCTGTGCGTCTGGATGCTTTGCATTTACCGTAAAAGTGTAAGTATTCGCTGCTCCCTGTAAGTATTCGCGTAGCTCATCATTCCAGTAGTGCACGGACTTTTTATGCCCGTTGTCCATAAACGCTACTGGCGTGTTATTTGCGCTTAAAATCGCAATTCTGATGTTAGCCATTACAAATATACCTCCCGTATTTTCGCTTTAATCTGCGGCGGTGGAGAAGAAAAGGAAGAGTAGCAGAACTGGACTTCCGTTGTTCCCGGTGGAACTTTTGGATAATTGGATCCATTAATCTCATCTCCTTTTGCCGGCATCCCGTTAACATAGACCTTTGTACTCTCTCCATTTATGGACACCACATCTCCAGCACGATACCGGTTCGGCACATCTCGGTATTTTTCCACGTTATCCTTACGGAACCAGATACTTTTTAAATAATTGTGCGTGACGTACTGGTTCGTGAGGTTTCTGTCTCCCCACTGCCCGATCCAGATCTGGATTTTTTCGCATTCCATATCCTTTATTTCCGGTATGTTTCTCTCCATATAGCTTCCATACCAGAAAATCCGCAGCTTTTCTCCCTCTTTTAAAAAGTCATTATGGCATCCCATTTTTAGGTTAAACGGATTGCCCTCGTAGGCTGTCGGCTGGAATTCCTCTCGTCTGATTAAGGTGTTCCCTGGGGCAAACCACTCGATACGCGCCGTATTACCTGTGGCATCACTCTTGTTAATAGACATGGAGCAGATCACTTCATTTTTCCCTGTAAGAAACGCAATAGTCTGTGCTCCCGTCTGTCCCATCAATCCAGTCTCGAACCAGTGCTGCGTGTAACAGTAAAAGTTCTTTGCCCCACGTCTGCCCTCGCTGTCAACCGGGATAGTAAGTGTTCTCATTCCGCCGTTCCAGTACCCGGATGTTGCCTGTCCACCTTTTAATGCCATGACGTTATATCCGGCAACATTCTTGACTTCGAGTGTTCCCTGTGTGGTATTTTCTGGATTCTGATAAGAGGTGCCGCGATCGTCCTGAAACAAGCTATAACCGTTAAACAGTTCTTCAGATGCTTCGTAATTCTCTCCGTCTGTCTCTTCTTGCTTGCCGAGCTGGATCACTCCATACTGACTAACCAGTCCGATAAAGCCGTTTTCGTGCTGGTGCGTGATCTCATAGTCCACATCCGCCCATTCGGTGCCGTTGTTTTTAATGGTTATGGTCTGGTATCCATTTTCCTGTACTCCGTCAAAGGTGAATTCTGCGGTTGAGTAAGCTACCCCATCCGGGATGAGCCATGTGATTGATCCGCTACTGTACATGTCATCCTCTTCCAGTACCGGCTCTCCATCTACAATCGCGTCATAATAAATAGTCGGCTCGTCAGAAAATATCAATCTTTTCGGTTCATCACTATATAAAATTTCTGCCATCCTCCGGCGGAACTCGCTTAATTCCCTTGCTGTGGAATTTGCAATCTGGAATTCCATCACGATCTGCTTCGGAGAGTATGTGGAATACAGAAATTCTCCAGCATTTATGTTTTCGATACTTCTCGTGTTGTTTGTTATAGATGGCGTTAAATTCCGGTCAAGCCTTGTGATCTTAACCGGAATCTCTACGCCACCGTATGTTGCTTTAAGTAGCCCCAATCCTTTCCCCTCCTAATAGTTTTTCGAAATCATCCATCTTTTTAATCATCGGTCTTGCATATCCTACCGTCTGCCGCGCAAGAACTTTTCCATCCAGTGTTGTCGTAAGATTGATATTTAGGTTTATATCCTTTTCGCCCATAATCTCTAAGATGGATTCTTGTATAAATCCTTTCAATGATCGCAGCGGTGTGATCGCTTCTGCTTCTCTTTCCGCAGCCCCTCCGATTCCTCCTGACGGCATCTGGAATAATGCTGGCTTTGTAAGGATTCCACCATCTTTAAACCATTTCACGTCCAACATCGGCAGACTCGGTAATAAATCGGACAGATCGATATCTCCGATACCATTCTCGTAGCCAACTCCACGATAAGCAGCTGCAAGACTTCCGTATCTCGAAACCGCATACCTGATGGACGCAAGCATGTTAGACAGTGGATCGTAGATATTTTTATCGTATCCCGGCATTGCATAAGCTCTAAAAGTCGGATCAATAACCTGCATCAAACCTTTAGATGGAGTACCATTAACTGCGTTGATATCCCAGTTGTTGATCGCATTCGGATTTCCGCCGGATTCTGTCTGCATCTGGTACAACAATCTCTGTAAATTCGCTTCGGAATACTGCCCCGTCATCTGTAATGCTCTTATTGCAAGCGTTCTCCACTGCTCCACGCCGGCACTCGGATTGTAATTAACGTTCGATTGCGTATCAAAAATTCCCTTTACAAATCCGACCACGCTGTCAAACACCGTATTCACCGCTCCTTTTGCCACGGAAATCCAAGGTTCAAACGCTCCAGACAAATCTGTAAATTTATCGATTGCAATCTGCACGATTTTGCTTGGGTGCGTGATATAGTCCCACACACTTCCGGTAAAATCTTTAACTGTATCCCAGATCCCACCAAAAAAGTCACCGATTCCGCTCGCGAAATGCGGAAGTTCCTCCAGAAAACTCTTCGTCTGGTTCGCCGGCATTATCTTTGTTCCTTTTTTCATCGGCAATACCACATCACGTCCTTCTGGGATGAACGGTTTTCCGTCCGGAGGTATAATCATTTCTTTATATGTAGAGCCTTTCTGGTCATTTACGACACCAATCGTATCTCTTTGTAGTCCGTCTATTCCGGATGCGAATTTCGGATAATTCCACTTATCGAATCGCATGTCCGAACCAACTGTATCCAAAATCCAGTTTACTCCTCCAATTACTCCATTAACTGCTCCGCCAATCACTCCAACAATGGTATTTGCAATCCCTTTTAAAATCGCACCAAGCGAATCTCCTAAGGCTTTAAATCCAGCTTTTAATCCGTTAAACATCCCCTCGAAAATATCATTTATTCCACTGCATAGCGTTTCGATATCTCCGGTAAAGATTCCGGCAAATGTTTTTATAATTCCTTTTATCGTTTGGAATGCAGAAGAAAACACGCCTTTAATCAATTCGAACGCCACTTTGATAATGTCAACGATAGTTCCAAATACTCCATCAAAAAGACCTTTAATCACTCCAAGCGCCGTATTGATAAACGGAGAAATGAATGCGAATAGATTTTGAACAGCTTCCATGATTTGCGCTCCATATTCATTCCAAAATCCGGTAATTGCGGAAAGCGCATCTTGAAACGCGTCTTTAATAGCCTCCAACGCAGGTCCGATATAGGTGTTATATACATTCTCTGCAAATTCGCTTACCGCATTTATCACAGTATCTATAAAACTTTTAATATCGTCTCCAAACGCACTTAAGACCATCGCTATAGCAGAAATCGCACCAACAACTTTTAGCGCTATTCCAATGATTGGCAACAATGTACTTCCAAGCGTCATAACAATTGCGATAATAGGGGCAATCGCTAATGCAATCGCAGACAATCCAGCAAACACCTCGATAAAATTACGAACCGGTTCCGGCAATTTTTCGAACTGCTCCATCAAATCTGCGAATATTTCAAACACTGGTGTCAGCATTTCCGCGATATCCTCTCCGATCGGAGCGAATGCATCAGATACTTTTCGCATTGCCGCTTCCATCTTCTGCGCAGATGTGGTCGTGTTATCCTGTAATTCCTGTGCTTTCCCATTTACATCCGTATAAGCATCACCGACAGATGTAAGAGACTCGATAAACTTAGCCCCTCCATCTTCTGCCATTGTTCCGAATGCAAGGGCTGCTTTGTTCAACTTATCCTGTTGGCTTTCTGTGCCCTTTATATCATTTATAATTGTATCAATCACCTGTTTTTGCGTTGCGCCGCCCTGTTGCCACTGTTTAAACACATCCTCGACAGATTGGCTCCATTTCCCGGTACCTTCTTCCAGCTCTCCGGTTTCCTCGTTGAATTTGGACATAGAATCCGCGATAGTTCCGTCAGCAAGCCTTGTTGTCGCTTCGTTTATTGCATCATTCACCTTGTCCAGATTGTACGCTCCACCTTCAAGGCCATTCTGCAATAACTGGAAATATTCTTGTGCGGAATATCCAGCTTCTGCGAATTTTCCGGAATACTCTGATAGGTTGTCTCCCAACTCATTTGTCTTGTCGAGTCCGTTTTGCACACCGGATACATACAAATCCATTGCTTTTCCAGCATCAATATTAAAGTGTTTCATCAAACCATTGATACCGCGCAAGCTCTCGGCCATGTCTATTCCGTATATGTTTTCCAGTGTAAGTGACTGTTCCACAATTTTTTCCAGAGTTGTGTCGTCCAGATCCTTCAAGTTGTCTTTCACCAAAATCACCGCATCTGCAACGGCATCCATAGATTCTCCAAGCCCACGTTCGTAGACCCTCTTAATTAGAGCTGCGCTGTTTTCCGCAACCTTTCCAGTTTCATCAAATCTTGCGTTTACTTTCGCAGTTGCATCTTCCATATCCTGAAAACTTTCGACCGCTTTTTCTCCAATTTCGAATACTTTGTCTCCGACACCGGAAAGCTGATCGGCTGCTTCCAGCAAGTTTCCGGATGTTACTGCGTCTTCAACTCCCTCAATGGCGTCTGTGGCATCATCGGAACTTGCTTTGAGCTTGTCTATTGCAAGTCTCACTTGATCAATTCCAGACTCATCAATCTGGTTCAGTGCAGTTTTTAGTTTTCCGATATCAGATTCCGCACCAAGAACAGCCCGGCCAATTTTATTGAGCGCAACCGTCATGTCGTCTGCGTTTGCAGTTCCGTTTCTCAGAGCATTTGTCAATCTCGTTCCCAAAATGTCCTGAAAATCATCCAGGGACTTACCTGTTACTTCAAACATTGCCTGTAGCTGCTTCGCGCTTTCTTTTAGGGATTTTTGCTCCGACTCCATCCGACTAATCTGCGTGGTATAAGATTTCAGATCTTGTTCCGTTTTCGCAATTTCTCTTTGGAAATGTCGGTACTCTTCCGCGCCAATATCACCAGATTTGAATTTCTTCTCCACTTCCCCTTGTACCCGTTTTAAGGCATCCAGCTTCTGCGTTGTATTTTCAACTTGCTTGCTTAACAACTCCTGTTTTTGCGCAAGCAACTGTGTATTCTTTGGGTCAAATTTCAACAGCTTATTAACGGAGCTGAGCTCGCTTCCGATATTCTTCGATGTTTTTTCGATTTCGGACAATGCTTTATCCAGTGCCATCGTGTCCGCACCGAATTTTATTGTGATTCCTTTTATCTTCTTTGCCACTTTCTCACTCCTTTAAAAGTTATCAAAATCTTCCTGTGTTGCTTTTCTTGCAGTGGGTTTTTCATCCTTTTTCTGATTGTCGATATACTCCTGCACATAGTCCAGACAGTCTCCGATCGTCATTTCTTCCATGTCTTCGCTGGTTAATCCAACCTGTCGGCAAACATAAAAAAAAGACTCATTCGTAAACGGTTCTCCGCTTGATGAATCTTTATCACTTATTTTTTTTTACTTGTCGGCATGGTATCCGTAAGCAAATCTTTTACTTCTCCCATAATCTCATTGAGTGGGAACACTTCAAATCCGTCCAACCACTCCAGCGGATCTGGGATAGTCCTGTCTGCCGTTTTTGCCATTGTCCAGATAATGTCGTAAAACACCTCCATGTCCATGTGATCCAGCGATGCAAAAGAGATATCCTGTATTCCAAGATTCCTTTTCGCTCCTTTTCCGAACACTTTCGCCACTTTCATCAGGTCTGCAAAATAATCTCTACCAAACTGTGCTTTATATCGTTTCGGCAATGCTGCCGTTGCTTTCAATTTCACTTGTTTTTCGTCAATGTAAATTGTCTTTTCCAAATTTATTCCCTCCATACAGGGCGAGCATATCCGCCCACCCACATTTTTTACGCCGCTGCTCCAGCTTCTTCATACACTTTTGTATACCAAGAGTTATACGTCTCTTCATCCACTCCTGCGGATGTAGATGCTTTAACCAGATTATCACTCGGTCTCGGACTCGCTACCATTGCCAGCTCCGTTGTATTCGGATCACCGCTGTCCTTTGTCGTACTTCCAACAGATGGTCTGTTTACGGAGCAGTAATACAAGAGATGTCGTGTCGCTTTTACATCTCCCTGGAACTCAAACATCAATGCAATATTTGCTGTCTGAGCGTCAGAGTTTTCGATCAGCACTCCTTTTTCTGTTTTCTTTTCTTTCAGCACTTCCGTGCGGAATTCTTCCGGAACTCTCGCAAGCGTCAGAGTACCTTCGTATCCCTGATTGTTTGCGTTTGTGTAATAATCAATGTCATCAGCTTTAAATCGGATCAGATCACCACTCTTGTCAAATGTGATGCTTACCGCACCCGGCAATTTCTTCGGTGTACCGTACGTGATTTTTCCACTCTCATCCACTGTAACAACAGCGTAATAACAGTTTCTTAAGCCAAATTCCACTTTGTTTTCTTTTGCCTGTACAGCTTTTGTTGCTCCTGCCATATGTTACCTCCTATATATCAATTTCGTATGCTTTTAGATACATGCCTTCGGAATCTAAAAAACTCTCGTATGATTCATACGGGAGTTGATTATCGTTTAATAGTTGCTTTACCCTTTTTTCCAACTCGATATCTTTGTACTCAGTGTACACCTCAATCGTGACAGCATATCCCTCGTGATACACAATATCGTCTGCATAAAATGCCACATCCTCGTCCGCATAATACACGATGTACGGGAGAGCCGGAACTTGACCGGGAGCGAAACAGCGGTATGCGATTGGTAGATTCAATTCTTTTAAGATACCTTTTAAATCTGGCAATGTCATTTTCACAGTCTCCTTTCCAGCTCTTCAACATATTCCTTTATGGACTCCTGTTCCACTTCTTCAATGTGTGGGTATGCCTGTACTTCACCTATTTTTCTGCCGCCACGCTTCAGCTGGTGTCCTTTTTCCAACAGATGGGCTAGGCGGTATGTTGGGGATCTGTTGTACACCGTAATTCCACTCCTGTCTGTTGCCCTTGTCCATCCTTTCGCATACCGCCCACCGTTTTTGCTTTTTGGGCTGTTTGCTTTCAGCTTCTTCACACATTTTTCAGATACATTCATCGCAACTTCCTGTGTTGTTTCCTTAACTTCTTCTGTGTATTCTTCCATCTGCCGCATGATTTCTCTTGCCAGCCTGTCAGTACTTATACTCTCGCTCATTTTTCAATCCTCTCCGTACAGGTCAGTTCCAACTCTTCCGTGCTGATTGGATACGTCTTAATCACTTTCAGCTTCTTTCCGTGGAATCGGATATATCTCTGTCCTTCATATTCGTAAGGATGCACGATTAAAATCTCCGAAACTTCCATATTGTTCTGTCCGGCAAGATAGAATTCATTTCGGGATACTTTCTCTTTGCAACACCAAATCTCCTGCTCCACTTCAATCGGAACTTGCTGACCGATCTCGTCCTCTTCATACCCGCTGGAAGATATCAATATCACTTTCTCATCCCATGTTCGATTCATTTTGCACCGCCTTAATCATCAGATTATTTATCCTAAACCGGATACTTCTCGGAATCACGCCGTCTTCTGGATGGTTGTACTTCCACGTAGCCCAATCCAATATAAGTAAGATGTGGTCATACCTCTCTTCCGTTATGTGAATACCATGTACGTTTTCACATTCATCAAGGATTCCATCTATAATCGCATAAAGAACAGGATCCCTACTATTTGTAGAGATCCCAACCCTGTCTTTTAACAATTGAAACACAATCGCTCTCATAGCGTTTCCCTCTATTTACTTGCCATCTGTCCAGCTGCCTTTAATGCGTCAAGAAGTGCTTTGAATTCTGCCTTTGTCACATTCTCTCCTGCCGCTTCTGCTACAAGCGCAGCCTGTTTCACACCGCCCAGTGTTGTTTTGCTTGCTGCTGGAAGAGTGTAACTTGGTCCCGCAGGTCCCTGTGCACCTGGATCTCCCTTGTCTCCTTTTGGTCCCTGCGCACCCGGATCGCCTTTTTCGCCTTTTGCCCCTGCTGGTCCTGCTGGTCCCGCTGGTCCAACCTGCTCATTCTTCACGCCCTGCTCTAACTTATTCATTTTTTCTGCTGTCATAACGTCGCCGTCATTCCATGTAGTTGGTGTATATGCCATAACTCATACCTCCTATTTCGCTTTACCTACTTTTGCCTTTCCGACTTTCCCTCTGCCAACTAAGGCTACATCGTCAGAGGGAATTATTCCCCCGGTGTGTATGTAATGTAGAATCCAGCGTCTGTATCCGTTTTCTTCACATCGTATCTTACAACTCCGGCAAGCAGTTTTCCGTAAATTTGATTGTCTACCCATTCAACGCTTGCCTGCTTACGGTCAAAAAATGTGCAGAATGATTTTGGGTCACCAACAAAACCTTTCAGTTCTCCAGCTCCTGCGATCATATCGTCGTCCAGAACAACTACCTCTCTTCCAAACAGCATTTTCCCACTTGTGGAAGTGATGGAATCTTGCAGTAGATATCTTCCGTTTTTGTCTTTCAGCTTGTCCAGCTCTGCGTAAAGGGAAGAGGAAATGATGAATTTTACAGGATATACTTTTTTGATTTCTTTGTTTACCAAATCTTTCAGTCCGTCAAGACCTGTAACACTTTTCGCTGTAGCGCTCTTTAATACTGTTGCGATATCTGTATTTCTTGTATTTCTGGACTGGTCATTGATTTCATCCCGGATCAGACCTGTTACATCATAGTCAGCGTCATCAATAGCCTCCTGAGAAATCGGAATATATCCTCTTCTTGTTGCGATGCTATAGTCGATATTTGAGATTTTTGGTTTGGAAAGCTCTGGGTTCTGTTCCAGTTCTGCAACAGTAGACATTTTACTTCCAGATTTCGAAATTACTGGATATTTTCCAGATGAACTGTTTACGCTTACATTCTTCACGTAATTTCCCAGATCCACTACATCTTCCGGCTTTTTCTGAACAGCCAGCATTTCTACCGGGATCAGGATTCCTGCATCTACTTCTTTAAAGCCCCCTTCTCTCACCTGCCCTTTTGATTTTACAAATGAGTTAATCGCACTTCTCATTTCTTCAATTTCTTCTTCATTTCTTCTACCCATGTCTTTTTTCTTCTCCCTTCTTTCCGGTGTTTTTTCATACTCCTTCATTTTTCCACGCAGTTCCTCAAGTTCTGTCTCAAGTTCACTTTTTCTTTCGTTGTGAGCATCTCTCTCCTGCTCGAACTTCTCGATCTCTCCATCGACAACACCTCTTTCCTCTTCGGTGTTCGCTTCACTGATCGATGTTTCCAGTTCCTTTTCTCTTGTTTCAAAATCTGCGTCTTTTCCACGCATTTCTTCCAGTTCCTTTTCTTTGTCTGCGATCTGTTTCGCAAGCATCAACTGTCTTAAAGCCATTACTTTTCTCCTTTCAGCCTTTTAATAGCATTGTTTCTCCACCGCTCTACTTGTTTCTCTCTGTGCTGCTGCACCTGTGCGTGTCTCGCTTGTACTCCAGTGTCTTCGTAGGCTGGGAATGTACATACAGATACTTCATGTAGATCTATCTTTCTAATGATCCATTTCACAGTTCCATCATCACGCCACTCTGTATCCTCTTTTAAAATATCGAAACCAAATGAGCACTGATCCACGTCTCCACGTCTCACTCTTTCATATAGATTCGTTGCATCTGAATCATTTTCATTTATATCGATTTCGCCCCATAGACCTCTTGTATCCACTCTCAGTCTTAGGGTGCCAGTCTTATTTCTTCCAAGCACAAGCGTTGTATCATGGTTTGTTAACGCCCTGATGTCATTACTCATTGTGTCGTCAAATGCTTCTGACGCAATTTCTTCGTAAGCACCTGGCCACAATTCTGTTTCCGAGTTAAATACAGCAAAATAACCGGTTATAGTTTTCCTCCCATCTTCCGACTCTCGTGTTTCAAACTCCGTTCTCCATGATCGCGTCAAATTTACTTTGTCTCTCTTTTCCACTATTCATCACCTCCCCCGTTTAATTTCTTCTGTTCCCCGATCATTCCCTGTGGAATAAAGTTTTCTAGTATAATCAGATCATTTAATCCGTCCTTCGGAGAGTCACCAATCAGATTCAGCACATCATTTCCTGTGTAGATCCCCCGGATATATAGGTTCATTCCGATTTCTGCAAGCTCCTTGGTGTCGTAAGCCATCAAGCTTTTTGAGTTGCATTTAAAATACCAATGCGGACTCTGAATCAAACCTTTTGTAAGTGTCTGTTGAAATACATCCGCAATGGACTTCACTCTTGTCCGGACAAAGTTGTTGTATTCGTCCTTATTAAAGCTTCCAACTCCAAGGAAAAAAGGCGGCACATCCAACAGGGATGCGACCGTCCTCTTGTCAATCTCGACCGATTCATTTATTGCGATATCCTTAAGGGATAGTGGTTTTACCTCGGATACTTCCAAAAATTCTGCCGGTATAATCCAAGGTTCGCCCGGTTTCGATTCTTTCAGATACTTTTCTTTGATCTGTTTTCTTCCAGCTTCGCTCGCAAAATCTTCTGACAGTGCATCCACCTTTACAATGATATTCGGCATATACTGCCCACTCATAAAAGATTTCTTGGTTGCATTTGCTTGCTTTAAATTCGATGCAATATCCTTTAGAGCCAACCTGTACCCGGTTCCCTTCCACGGATATTCCGGGTTCGGATTGATCGCAAAGTGCAGCACTTCGCTTGGATCATATTCTTTACTGCCGTAAATGATCTTATATCCCGTCAGCGTCTCTTCAAAACTTGTCATGGACGGCTTTAATGGAATTAATTCATCAATATAACCATCCCTCATCACCGGGAGCACAACTGCGTTCCCGTCACCAGGTAAGAGCATTGAATAGACGATGTTATAAACCCACGCTTTTCTCGTCATCAGCGAATACGGATTGATATCAATCTTCCGTGATAACTCATTCTTAATCCGGATGTCTCCATGCGGGCCATTCTCCATCAGGTGAATTGTCATACCGGAAACCAGATCCGCAATTTTCTGACATGCCGCCCGAATTTCCGGGTTCTGCGCCAGTGTTGTGTATCCTGACGGCAATAAAAAATCAGAGAACGTAGCTCCCTGATACACAAATACTTTATTCTGTGGTTCTGACCTAATGCTCTTCTGCTTCTTTTTCTTCGCCATTTCAGCCTCCTATTCTTCGTCTTCTGCAAAAATCAGTCTCCCATTTTCAGTTCTTCCAAGGCAAGTATATTTTCTGTCAATAAAATCATCCTTATTTTTAGCATGAGATATATCAGTCGTATGTTTGCAATCTCCACTACATTTCTCGCATCTTTTTCCATCACATAAATAAAGGATTTCGCATTCTGTTTTTATAGCCATTCTCTCACCTATTCTCTCTTCAACCATTTATTTGCTGCATTTCCAAGTGCCATGTCGGCCAGCATCTGGCAGCACGAAAAAACTCCTGCATCGAATAAATCAATTCGTCTTACACCGCCGTCTCCGTCTACCTTTTCATACTGGATCATGTCATCTACTTTCTCGATTGCTCGTACATTCTGTACACAGTACTCAAAAGCATCCGAATGTAGATAATAGAATTTTTTATTCTTTACCTTCACCTCGATATGTCGAAATCCCTCGGATTTTACATAGAAGTACTGTGGCTGATCTTGAATTTTAAATCCTGCTTTTTTCATTTTCAGGAAAAATTCACGTCCAAACTTCTTGTCGAATCCAACAATTTTGATTTTGAATCCCATCTTCTTCATGGAGATGAACCAGTTCACAATGTCATCTGGAAGTACCGTGGCTGTATTGCTCATCGTCAGCCATCCATCCTCTTCCCAGCCAAATAGTGGTATTCCATCCTCGTCACCTTTTTTAATTGCTGCAGCTCTCGGAAAGAAAGCGTGTGTGATGCAGATATCCACATCTCTGTATGTTCCATAAATAGCTCCTGCTGTCAGATCGTGAAGTTTTGATAAGTCAGCTCCGCCATACCATGTAATCGGCAGTTTTGCCAGCTCTTCCAACGACCAGTTATATTCATCGTCAGATGACCTGAATTCGTTGATGTCAAAATAAGCATTTAAAGCATTCGTAAAGATGTTCAGTGTTTTGTTTAAATACTCTGCTCTCAGCTGCGGCTCATTCATTGCCTGCGCCGCATCATCCATAAGGTCTTCTATTGTAACAGTGACTCCGATTGACGGCGTGCACATCTGCAATACTTCCGGATCATCCAATGTCGTGATCTCGCCTTTGCTGTTTAAAACATTGCCTTCTTTGTCCTGATCTGCTTTGCAAATAAAAATAAAATAGGAGTCATACGCCTTTTCTGTATTTGTTCCATCCAAAACTCCATGTAACGTATTTAACCTATTTGCTAAAAAACCATCTGGAATATCACCAGCCGTAGAAATACCAATCAAAAGCTTGTTCCGATACGCTTTCATAGCATTTTTCATCAGTATGTATTTCTTTGCCGCTGCTCTCTTCCAGGAATGCAGCTCGTCCAGAATCAGGCAGTTACAGTTTAAGGAGTCAAGCTTATCTTCTTGATTCGCAATTGCATACATTTCTGCAGTACCATCTCCAAAATCAATACGGATGGAGTGTTCTTGATTGTTGTTTCGGATTCTTAGCTTATCAACATCTCCACGTAAAGTTTCAACGTTATCTACCAAAAATCCAAAACTTTCCATTGTCTGCTTTACAGAATTTGCTACGATGTATGTCTTTGCGCCTGAACATCTATCCAAAATACTCTTTGCATCAGCAAGCGCAGCACTAAAGGATGTTTTTCCCTGTTTTCTCGGTAAAAAAATAAGCGCTTCATTGAAACGCCTAATGTCTGTTCCTTTTCGAAAGAATCCAAACAGATTCACGCATACAAATTTCTGCCAGTCAGTCAATAACATCGGAGTTCCTTTAAAACTCACTCCGTTCTTGTCCTCGCCCTGTACATGGTGGATAGTCCCCTCAATCAAATCGATCACAAAATCAAATTGATCGCTACGAAAATCCAAATCATCTCTTTCAAGGTCTGTCAGAAATCTCCTGCACGCAAGAACTCGATCCTCATTTGCAAGTATCCTTTTATTTGCAATATCCTCCGCATAGCGAACAGCCGTATCGAAATGCGGACTGTTAATATGGGATAAGTCCATTTACTTCCCCTGTTGTTTTTCCAGTAATAATGCAAATGCAGATTTCTCTTTTTTCGGCTGTTCAATCTCCGCATTGTACGTTTTTGCATTTAACATCAGTCTGTCAGAATACGTTCCGATATCTTTTCGGAGGTTTTCAAGACTCACGAGAATAGGGCTTTTTTTACCCCCACTTTTCTCTGTATCCAGAATCACTTCGTATTCAGATTCTTCGAACTTTTTGCTCAGCACATTGTACTGGTAAATCATATCTGCATAGATCTCAATTACCTGTTTGTACTGCACTTTGTAGGTTCCGAGCTCTTTCATGTATTTAACTGTTCTGTCAATAATTGTTTGCCTTTGCGGTATGTATCTTGCCACCTATTCTCACCTCCCTATCTGCCGGAAAATTTATTTTCAGAATCTCGCGCTATTGGAAAGAGTCCTCTCTCCCGATTCTCCTGAGACATTTTTAATCTTCAAAAGGGAGGGGGGATATCCGGATCTCTTTGACTTCCATTTCCATTCCGACTCTATCTTTAAACCATTCGACCATGCTGTCTGCCTTTTCTTTGCCCAATGTAACTATATTTATTTTCACTGTTTCAAATTTGAGTCCACCGCTGATACTGTATCTGGTGTATACATCTCCTTCGCAACACTCCATGCACGTCTTGACAATCTTCTCGATTACGTTCATCACTTCGTATCCGTAGTCACTTGCTTTCCCTTTCCATCGGATTGCATACATCTTGATTTCTTCCATGCTTCAAACTCCCTTCTCCTTTTCCTCTGCCAGTACAATCCAGAAGCCGTAACCTTATCCGTCTTCCTGTCGTGCATCCGGTCATGTTGCGCAGTGGACATGCTGATAAGATTCCAGTCCATAAGCGCAATCTCTGGATACTCTTCCAGCGGATAGATATGGTGTACTGTCGTTGCTTCTGCATACTTGCCATATCTCTTAGACTCCTGACACTGGTATGCGTCACGCCTTAGTATGCTTTCTCTTTTCTTTTTCCACTTTCGACTTTCGTAAAACTTTCCCATGTTTCTTCCCTTCAATCAGCTTCCCACAGTTCTTACATCTCCACGTGTGCTTCGTGATAAAACTGCCATCATTCTGTCTTACAAATTCTGTACTGACATATTCCGTCTTGTCATGCTTGCATAACAATCTTTTAACAATTTCCATGCTCTTCTCCTTTTCTGGACATAATAAAAGCACCCACCTCTGGATGCCAAGAATTTAGGACTGCTGCTATGAAAATTACAAATGCCAGCAAAAAAACAAAATAACCAAGTACGCAATCAAAATTTATAAGAAAAAGTAGGAAACTTTGCAGTAGTCCACAGCGGGTATAGCAGGACTCGAACCTGCGACACATCGGTTAACAGCCGATTGCTCTACCAACTGAGCTATACACCCGTAGGATGCCTTTTATTGACATCCTTTACCCTATCCGCGCTCGGGTACTGACACTAAATATAGATTGCTGAATCTATTTTTTGTTTGTTGTTCTGGCAGATCTGCGGATATCTGTGTTTTGGTACCATTTGTGATGTAAAGCCGGTGTGCACTCCCACAGCAACCCCCAGCTGGTAAGCCGCAAACCTTACATCGCAAAACCGTGTACAGGAGTCGAACCTGTCTGCCCTACATTTGCCACGGCATAGAAACACCGCCAGACGAGAAAGGGTGAAAGTCCGGCGGTGTTCTGTATAAGATTTAATGCGTGCTTAGAACAATATACAATCGTTCTAGAATAATTATAGCATAAGTAAAATATAAATGCTATAAATCTTTAAGCTGTGCGCTTATAATCTGCGATACTCGCGCCTGGGTATATCCAATTTCATCTGCGACTTTTTGCTGGGTTTTCCCCTCAAGATAGTGCAACTCAAATATCTCTTTAATCTCCGGATCATCAATCCCATTTATGTAGTCTTCGACTTCTTCTTGCTCTTTCAGGATCCGCAGCCTGTCCGCTTCTTTTCGCCTAATCTGCTGTCTTACATTCTCTTCTTCGTAAGGGTCATACATTTGTACAGATGTTCTCACTTCCGTGTATGGGAAATCTGCACTGGATCCTGTTACTTTCCCCATAACAACAGTTGGTTCCCGTTCGCAGAGTTCTTGTATCTGGTTCTCAATCCGGATAAGTCTATCTTTGTTTGGTTTGTACTTTTTCAGTGTTTTCTTGTCCAACTCAATCACCTCCCGGGATCCGCTCTTTTATGTTGTATTTCTCTGCTATGTACTCCACAGCGTCCTTATTCGCCCTCTCGCCGCCTTTAAAGTCGCAGGCAAAGGCTTTATGCTCCTGTTGCTTTAGAGCTGTCTCACAGGGCTTTTTCGTTGCCATAGTGTATGCTTCTATTTTCTTCATGATGTCCGCTGTCTCCTTTCTGCATCTAGCTTATTATCACCATTCACTCACCCTCACAGGAAGTATGATGCCTATTATTTCTCCGTAGCGTGTAAACACGGCATTGTAGTATTCAGAGTTTCCTGGGTGTTTAATAAGATTTGGCGTGCATCCGTCGAACATTTTCAAATATTTATTATCAAACCAAGCGTATCCCCCTGTTGTCTCGTCTCTTATTGCTCTCAGAATGCTTTTGCCAGTTGTAAGCATTCTGTTTGACAACTTGGCCGCCCTCATTTGGCTCTGAATATTTTCTGTGGAAAAATGTTTCACCCCATCTTCTGGCAATTTCTTCTGCTTATCTATGTCGAGCAAGAAATCTTCTTTCTTCACAAATACAATATATCTACCTTGCGTAATCATCACTTTTCCGTCTATCTCGCCCATCATATACGATCTTGTCTTCACTGCTTCTATCTGCACTTTATCTTCGATTAGCATTTTCTCTTCTCCTTCCTGCGTCTCATGGTTTCCCTGTTCATGCCGTCACCTCAATCTCTTCTCCGGTCAGCTCTTCCAACTTCTGTCGCATTTCTTCCACTGTCATTTTCTTTGGTTCTTTGCGCTCCCAGATGAGTTCAAGGTTTGAGTCTTTCATGATGCTGCTAATTTTTCCCATGCATTTAATCTTATATACTCTAACTATTTCCAAATCGCTTACCACACTTTTTAAGTTTTCGTTATAGTCTCCCAAATCCACATATCCATCTTCGCCAGTCAAAAAGCCGCCTATAACAAGTCTTTTCCCGAAACAGTTATCATTATATTCGACCACCATTCCGTCTTTTAAATCTGGCTTTGTAAATTCTTTCTGCATATAATCACTCCATTCCAAGATTTTATAATTGTACTTTTCTGCAAAAACACGAGACGAATATTCTCCGGCTCCGTAATAACACGTTCCTTCGTTTCTCGCATTATAATTTGTATTTTTCAAATAACTTTCTCCGTTACACCACTTCATTCCATGTTCGTGCATCTGCTTGCAGAAGTCTTTCGCTTCTTCCTCAGTCTTACAATGCACCACAATCTTATTGTATTTATTTTTAAATTCATCCCAGTTAAACTTTTTCATCTTCCTACCTCACTATCTTTCGCACAATCCAATCCAAAAACACCACAAA